ATGCCATTATCGACGCGACCATCCTGCGACACGTCGACCGATGATGATACCGATGCACGATTCAAAAAGAATACAGGCGTCGTGCTGTTTACACTTTGCTTGTTAAGCAGTGTATCGATTCGATCCACGATGGCCTTGATGCGCGCCATCGAGACAGCACCACTCTGTGTGTCCCAGCACCACACCTGATGGCTTGATGTGGTCACGATGCGGCCACCACAGATCGATGTCGTGTCAGTCTGGCCAGCGTCAGTGTGACGAACGACGATGTATGGCACCTGTGGCTGTCGAAGGCTGATCGGATCCTTCTCCGGAGCCAGGTACAAATAGATGCCCTGCTGGTACGATGGCGATCTGTTGTCTACCGCCAGCAGTCCCTGAAGCGTTGCATCAGATGTGAGCGTGTCGAATATCCATTCGTCCACGACTAAGGATTCAACCATTGAAGTACTTCCTCACCACGCCTGTGAAAACATTCCATGCCTTCGTGGATGCTGGTATCGCGAACGGACGATTCTTCTTGAACTCCAAGATCTTGCCATAAGGCGCCGAGATGCTAATGATGTACTCGTAGTCGTTGACCTTGCCGATCGTGATCGATGTCCGAAGATTACCAGTCGCCACAGCTGGTGCTTGTCCTGGCGCGGATGCTTGATACATCGTTTGTGTTCCTGGGAGCTTGTACCGTCGTCCTGACTTTGGTCCAGTCATCAGTGCAATCATGCCGGTGTAGCTCGCGCTCACTGCATTCTGCAAAAATACAGATAACATGCGAAAACGTTGCTCCGCGTCATCGAAGCCGGACAGGTCGACCTTGACGGTCACGGTGCCAGGACCTCGATGAGCAGTGGACCAAAGCGTCGCACGGTAGTCGACACAGTGAACGACAAAGTCAGGCGAATCACAGCTGCTGTTGGATAGGCAGCAGGATTGAGAACCGTCACAATGCCCTGTGATGACAGAGACTTCGTTAGCGTGGCTGTTCCTGTCACGAAACTATATGCGACTCCTGTGGCGGCATTGGTATACGTGGCCGCGAGAGTACCTGTCGTGATGTCAATCGGAGACCCGTTGTCATCGACCAGGCGCAAAACGTACGTGTGCCAGTCTCCGGTCCAGGCCGCGATCTGCGTGACCTGTTCCGGATCTTCGGTTATCTGAAGGATGTTCACACTCATACTGGCCTCACATAAAGTCGAAGTGGTCCAAAGATCTGCGTGTCGGTTGCTCCGGTTGTCCTGGTCACAGTCACAGTGTACGTGCCAGACGTGTTCGTCACCGTAGTCGTCAGACCGAATGTCAGGCGTCCATTGTCCGCATACGTCGCTGTTCCACTGTATGTGGCCACGAGTGTCCCCGTTGAGCTGTAAACCTTCGCTGTGACCGTCGCGCCAGTGATGTCGATGCCTGTACCATTCGCATCCGTGACCTGGACATCGATGCTCGTGGCAGTGCCCACATTGACATCGAGTGGCTGATCTGCTCCGAGGCCATCAGCCAGGAGTTGATAGGGTCCGATGTGTACGCTGGTCGCAGCTGACACTGGCGAGAGAAGTTCTGCGGAAATGTAGTCGGTCCCGTTGTGAAGTAGAGCGCCAGAGAGCTCGGAAGCAGCTGCTGCGCTGTCCACAATCGCGTGGACATTAGCATGGATGTGGAACGATGTCCCGACATCCGCAGGACGATTGTCAACCGTTGTCTTCAGGAGGCGTGCGCCCATTGATCCAGCAGTTGTGTACGATGACGCAACTGCATCAAAGACCGCTGCGGCTGTCTGCGCTGCCGTCAAGCCACCAGAGGATAGCGTGACCGTCAGCACCGCCCCGTTAGTACCAGAGGCACCACGCACCACGATAGTCACATCAGACGCACCAGCCGCGAAAGCAGCGTTAGGCACATCAAGCCGATACACGCCCGGCACAAGGGAGGAGCTAATCTCTGCAAAGCCACCAGATGACCACGCGCCTGTAGGTGTCTGCGTGACCAGCGTGATAGCCACCGGAGCGGCTTGGTTCCTAACGTAGTAGGCCGCTAGGCCAGATGTGGCAAAGGTGAGGCCTGTAGCACCAAGGTAGAGTTCGATGCTTTGTGAGGTTGAGCCGGGAGCGATTGTGATGGCGGATGCGTTCCGCTCGATGCCACCACTGTAGCCAATATTTGTAGGGTTGCTTGTAATTACTCTGTATGTGCCAGACCCTGCATCCGGGCTAGTACCAGTCCACGTTACGCCATACATATCAGTAGCAGGTGCGCCGCTGGCTGTACCAAATGATGCATTTGAGCTGACAAGAGTACTTGTAAACGGCTGTAGGTTATTGATGCCGGTTAGTAACGAATCGAATAGGTCAACCCCGGAAAGTCCGCCAGTGGTTGAGTTCGTATTAACAGTAACATTAGACAATGATGCAGTCGTAAACCGGTTGTAATTTGAGATGACTTTGTTTGCAGTTGTGTCACTATGTAATGCAATAGCAAAGAATAAAAATAGACAGTTTGAAACAACCAGCGGATTACTTGTACTGTATGCACCGAACCAGTTAACTCCGTAGTCTCCACCAAAGAATGTACAGTTTCGTATATTCCCACCACCAGCATTTGCATTGCCGGTTGCCATTTCAATACATCTGATGATTCCACTACTAAATAATGGAAATATTAAACAGTCCTCAATAACAAATGGATTGTTATAGGCACTCGTATGCGAACCAAGTTCAAACGATATATTTGGTCTACCAGCAACCATCACACATTTAGACCACGTATGAGATAACGGTTTAGTTGGCCCGTTACCGTTACATACAATGCTCCCAATAAATACACACTTGGTAAACGTAATGTATGTACACCCTGAAATCGTCAACAATGTTGACTTAGCAGATGCATTCTCAAATACTATATTGGAAAAGTTTATGTAATCTTTGTTTGTAATCGTAAGGACATTGTTTGTTGTGCCGGTTGCAATATTTGCAACGGGTGTCAAACGGACAGGCCCTGCTGTGCTTGATGTAAACGTACCTGTAGGGTCACCGATAAAGTTAATTTGACTACCAGATGTTCCTGTTGCTCCCGTATAGGTCAAAGAACTTGCACTCAGATAGTTTCCAGGCGCAAGATAAACAGTATCGCCAGCCGCTGCATTTGCTAACGCTAACGCTAGAGTAGTTGGTGAGCCAACTGTGCCGGGATACGCCGCACCACCCGTAGTTGACACATATGCTGTTGCCATTATTCAGCCGCCCCTGTCACGATTTGCTCAGCCATAATGCTGGCGAACTGTTGGACGATGCCGTACTGAAACGTTTCATCTTGCATAACCCACCAGATATTGACCGATGTCCCGTCAGGTCCAAACGTGCCAAGGATATTCCCGTTGTCATCTTCGATGTCGCCAAAGACACGCCAGTCTGTGGACGGTGCTGGTTCCTTCTGAATGTAGAAGTTTTGGAGGTTCATTTGCCCACCTTCAGGCTGTTCGCCTGCACACCCTTGAACGGCATCGTGAGGAACGCCAGCACACTGCTCACCGCAGCGGAGACTCCAGCCGCTACCGCCTTCGAGCCGTACAGTGCCATCACTGCGCCGAGCTCGCTGATGTCGTGTGCTTCGCTTGTGCGGATGCCATCACCGAAAACGGAAGTAAAAGCAGCTACGAAAGCCACGATCACAACAACCACGAGTCTTTTGATTGATATAGAGTTCATCTGTTTATGACTGCCTCCAACGCGCTGACCTTGTTCTCGAGTTTACCGAGTCTCTGCTCAATGCGGCGCACTTCCTGCTGTTGTCCATCGAGCGTCGAGATGATGTGTGCCACCTGAGTCTCCAGGCGCGTCAGCCTGACCTGCAATGCCACCCAAGCGGCACCGATTGACACCGTCGTGATAAACGCCTGTATTCCGATTTGGACCCACATCTCAGGACTCATAAATACACCCCATCAATAACTTCACTCATATCATGGTGCGATGACAGCGAAGCTTGCACCACGCAGTGGATACACTTAACCGTTTGTCCTGGCGCGAAGTCCGATGGTTTGACTGACTGCATTCGTGTGGCCATAGTCACTGCCGATGCACTCGTAGTATGGCGCCAGGTTCTGCGGATTCCCGCTGGTGTATATCCTGTCATCGGCCTTGACCTCGATGTCAGGCGAGCACGTCAGGGTCCATGTGCCAGACTGTTCGATCATGCCACCGACTATTCCCTCCGTGTCGCCTGTGTTGCTGATGGTGCCACGAATCTCAGTGACCTGTATCCAGTGCTGTGACACGCCACCGATGCCATCTGCCTGATTGACTGTTCGCCAGATCGCGACACGGTCAGCGTACGAATAGGCCTGGATCGCGTTCTTGAGCGCTGTGGAATAAGCTGCTGGAATCATACGAACACCATCGGGCTGAAGCGCTTCGCCTGGTCGAGACAATGCTCACGCAGCACGGCCATTTTCGCATCGACCTGGCCGTCCTTCACATCGATGAGGTGCGTGATGCTGGACGCTTTGCGAATCCAACCCTGTCGCGCAGCTGTTCGGATGTCATAGCGCTCAATGTTCGCCGGTCCGATGTCCTGCCACAAGAGGTCACCACTTCCGTCATTGACGGAATAGCCAAGTGTCCTGGTCCACTGTGGGAACTGTGGCTCCGTGGCGCTCGATGTCCCTGCGATGACGCACTGGTAGAGTCTGCCATTCGCGACAGTCGGGATGATGATGTCGCCGACGACGAAGGCTGTGGATGCGGTCCAGACAGTCCAGCGAGCGTGATCGTCCACGAGCTGCTGTAGCGCGGTGCTGTCCAGGAACGGATACTGATCGGATGCGACCATCCACGCGAGACGGTCGAGTGCTTGAGTCCTAGTGAGTGGCATGGTTTACATCCTAAAAACAAAAAGGGAACGGGATAACCCGCTCCCCTTGACTGAGTGCCTAACCGATTATGCAGCGGCAGCGCACTGAAGGACGATGATGGAACCAGGGACCTGGTTTCCAACAGTTGCATCAGTGTTTCCGACGTCAAAACAGTTGAACGCATACCGCTCGGTTGCCTTGAAGGTCAACGCGTCCTCAATGAATTTGACCTGGTCAGATACCTCAACGCTAACGCCACGGCGGTCGCCGAACGCGACACCCTTGGAGAGATCTCCGAGGACTGCCATGGTACGAGACGCAGCTACTGACGATGGCATGTTCTGAACGAACGAGATCGGGATACCGAACAGTGTTGGTTCAGCGCCATAGGCATTCTGAATGTCCATGATCGAGTTTCCAGAGAGTGCAATCAACTTATCTGCGACGCCGCTGTAGAACACGTTTTTATGCATGTACCAGCGTGGTTGCGTGGCATATGGCTGGAGCTTTGCGACCATCGACTGGAAGTTCGCGAGCGTGAAGCTCGAGAGTGCAGTGTTACTACCAGCAGCACCAACGACCATCGAGGCGATGTTTGCAAAGGTTGCAGACAGTCCCTTGATCTTTGGCATGATTCCAGTGATGGAGCCATAGGTGCTCGTGCCGTCGCCCTGGAATGCAGCCGCATCCTCAGACTGTGCCAAGCCATACGCAAAATCCTGCGCCAGCATTGCACCAAAGTCGATGACCGTGTCTTCGTTCAACTCTTTAGAAACGATGGTCAAGATTGCGAGTTTCTTCGCCAGCAGCTGTACTTGGCTGAAGGTGACGTCACTGGCGGTGATGGCCGTTGCTTCACCAGGGTAATACGTGGTCGTCGATGTCGATGCATTCGGCACGTTCAAAGTGTCAGACGTCATCGGATAGAT